ATTTGATACCATCAGCCGAAAGGCTGGTGGTATTTTTGTACCCATTTTTAAGGAGGTGAGAAACATAAAAAGCAAAACTTACGAAGAATTTGTCGAAAAATTCAAACCGAAGAAAACGACAGACGACTGCTATACACCATCGGAGATATACGAAGTCATAAAGGACTGGGTGTGCAAACGTTACAATATTGATCCTGAGAACGTGATTCGCCCATTCTGGCCGGGCGGCGATTACGAAAAAGACGAATATCCGCCGGGATGTGTGGTGGTGGACAACCCGCCTTTTTCCATCCTGAAAAATATATGTGAATTTTATCTGGAACGGGGCATCCCGTTCTTTTTGTTTGCCCCGTCACTCACGGCATTATCCGGCAAGACTACCTGGGACAGAATGAACCACATTGTGTGTGACTGTTCGATCGTGTACGAAAACGGGGCAACTGTGAGAACATCGTTTATTACCAGCTTCGAACCGGAAACGGTAGCGGAGACATCACCGGAGCTGACCCGGCTGGTAAATGATACAGTGGAAAAGCTGAAGCAGGAAAATGCACGGAAATTGTCAAAGTATGATTATCCGGATCATATCGTCACCGCTGCCATGATGCAGAAAATGGCACGCTACGGTGTACATTTCAGGGTAAGGCGTGAAGAATGCCAGCTTGTGCGAAGCCTGGACGCCCAAAGGACCATGAAAAAAGAGATTTACGGGGCAGGGCTTCTGCTGTCAGACCAGGCGGCAGCCAGGAAGCAGAATGCAGAAAAGCAGGCAGCAGAAAATGCCAGAAAGCAGGCAGAGGATGCCATCTGTTATGAACTTTCAGAGCGTGAGAGGGAACTGGTGGAAGAATTAAATAAATCAACATTAGATTAAGAAAGCGAGGATAAGAACATGATTATTACAGGAATGGCACATTTTGAAAGCGTTTGTAAAAAGAAACTGGTTAATTGGTACAACAAGAATGGTTTTGCCGATACACCGGTAACGCCGCCAATTGACTTATCTAATGTATTCGTAGTATGGGGTTGCAAAACTTTACAGAATTACAAATGTCTTGTATCTACTACGGTGAGCGGTGATGGTATCTATGCAGAGTATACATACAACGGTGATAAGCAGGAACTTTACGAAGATGTGTACAAGAAAGTGACAAATACATGCTATACGGAGGAATAAGTGATGAAAAGAAAAATAGCAGCATTGCTGGCACTGACAGCAGTGAGTTGTTTTGCAATGACTGGATGCACAGAAGCGGATCAGGTAAGTACAAATATCTCCAAGGAAGCTGATAACTTCAATGTAACGCGAAAACTTACCGTTCTGAATGCACGAACAGATACTATTTTGCTTGAACTGACCGGAACGTTTGCACTGAAAAATAATTCAGACAACGAACTGGAAGTAATTATTGAAACAGCAGCAGGGAAATATCAGAAAGATTATGTATATCTTAATAATTACACCATGTATGTTGTTGAAGATATCTCAGGGGCTGAGGTAGATAAGTATCATTACGAGATTAACTTTCTTCCAGAGTTCGGACTTAAGGTTACACACGATGACTGAACACTACACAGTCACAAAAGACGCAGACAGGCTTGCACCGAACTGGCTGGCGAGCCGGATTAACTATAAGACAATCAAGTTCATATATCGGGACAAAGACGGACACGCAGAGTTGAAGGGGGTGAAGATTGGAGATGAAGTGGCACAGATCGGCGACACGATACAGTTCAACGGCAGACGGTTATCCGTAGAAAGGCGGTGATCCAGATATCTCCCTTTGAGGCACAGGGCTATGTGTCTTATTTTTATGCCCGAAGGCAGAAAACTACACGGAGACACCGGGTTATCAACTGTTTTGTGAGACACACGTAAAACTGTCAGATTTGTGCAGACAGCATAGTAAAAAAACTGTAAAGGAGCGAAGAAAGATGAGCAAAAAAATTTCTATGAAACTTCAAATTTTTGCCGAGCCGCCACAGCCGCCGGAACAGAACCCTGCAAATCCACCACAGGCACCAGAAGGGCAGTCAGTCCCGGCTTTTGATTATGACAAACTGGCGAATCTGATCGCCGGAAAACAGAGTGTGACGGAGGAATCCGTCCTGAAAGGGTATTTCAAACAGCAGGGACTGTCAAAAGAGCAGATGGAACAGGCAATTACAGCATTTAAACAGCAACAGGCGGACAAACAGCCAGATGTAGCAGGCATGCAGAATCAGATCACTGAGACGCAGAAGCAGCTTACCCAGGCACAGGCGGCAGTGCAGAAAGCACAGATTGAGAGTGCAGCCACCATGACGGCAGTATCGCTTGGCATCCAGGCAAAGACGATCCCGTATGTTTTGAAAATGGCAGATTTCAGCCAGGTGATCGGGCAGGATGGGAAAGTCAGTGAAGAAGCACTGACTGCAGCAATCAATAAGGTGCTGGAGGATATTCCGGCATTAAAACCGCAGGCAGATGCAAAGTCCGGTTTCATGCAGATCGGTACCGGCGGCAATCCTCAGCAGCAACCACAGCAGACAACAGCAAACCAGGCAGCAGTTCCAACAAAACGCTGGAACCGATTCAACTAAAAGAAAGAAGGTATAGATTATGGCATTAAATTACGCACAGCAGTGGAGCCCGGAGCTTTTGGAGATCCTGATCCAGGGGACGATCACATCACCATTTATCACAAGCAACGTGAAATGGGTGGGGGCAAGAACATTTCACTTTACACAGACATCTACATCCGGTTTTAAGAACCACAACCGCAACGGAGGCTGGAACAAAGGATCTTTTGCACAGAAAGATGTTCCTTACACGGTAGAACATGACAGAGATATTTCATTCCTGGTTGACAAGGCCGATGTAGACGAAACAAATGCAACGGCATCTATCCAGAACATTTCCCGTGTGTTTGAGCAGACACAGGTTGCACCGGAGACAGATGCACTGTTCTTTTCCAAGGTTGCACAGGCGGCAAAGAAAACGGAAGGATACCATTCGGAAACTGCAGCATCCGCATACACGAAGGCGAAAGTGTTCGGAATGTTGAAAGATATCCTGGCAAAAGGAAAACTCAGACGATACAAAGCCAATGGAACGCTGGTGATGTATGTCACTTCTGCAATCATGGATGCCCTGGAGCAGTCTACGGAATTCACCCGTAAGATCGAGATCACCCAGATTGCAGAGGGTGGTATCGGTATTGAAACCAGAGTAACAGACATCGATGGTGTGCCTGTGATGGAAGTCATCGATGATGAACGATTCTATGATTCCTTTAACTGGGAACCGGAAAACGGCGGATTCGAACCGGTCAAAAAAGCCTCTGGAACAACAGGGTCGAAAAAGATCAATGTCCTGGTTGCATGCGGTCAGACCTGTAAAACGGTGCCGAAGATCGCAAGTATCTATTACTTTGATCCGGGAGCACATACCGAAGGCGATGGCTACCTGTACCAGAACCGTTCCCTGTCAGATGTTTTTGTATTTCCGAACGGAAAAGACGGCAATATCGACAGCGTGTATGTAGATACTGACACCACCGAATACACAGGAGCGTAATATGGCTGCTTATGTGACAGAGAGCTACTATATCAACACTTATGGCGGCAGGACCGTACCGGAAGAAAATCTGAAATCTGCCCTGCATCAGGCATCCAGACACATTGATTCCCTGACCTACAATCGGATTGTAGGCAGGGGATTTGACAATTTAACAGATTTCCAGAAAGAGGTCATTCGGGAAGTCATATGTTTGCAGGCAGATTTTGAATGTGAAAATGCAGATGAGATCAATACAGTTTTATCCAGTTACAGTATCAATGGTGTATCAGCTTCGTTTGGCAGCAGTTGGAATGTGTTCATGGATAAAGGAGTTGCCATGAAGCGTGATATATATGCTCTGCTTTGCCAGACGGGGCTGTGTTGCCAGTTAGCGAGGTGAGGTATGAAATATCCATGTTTGATACCAAAACGGCTCTGTCGGACAGATATCGTCTGCAAGTTCGATCAGGAAGGGTTGAACAAATATGGAGAGCCATTAGAGACAATAACGTATTACGGTAAATGCAATTATCAGGATAAAGCCAAAACAGTGCTGACAGCAGAGAAGAAGATGGTACAGATTACCGGGACAGCATTGTTTCCGGGCGATATCTGTCCGGGACTAGCGGTTATCTCCGGCGGATCAGTGGAACTGTTTGGAGTGAAGCGGAGAATCGAACAGGGGACAAAAGCCAGAAATCCGGACGGAAGCGTTACTGGTATGATCAATGTAAATTCGATTATTAACCTGAACTTTCCAAGGATAAAGCAGCTCACACAGGCACAGTCTCAGGCACTGGAACAGACTGCAGAAGCATTGCACACAGAAGTCGTGCAGGCACAGGTGTTTCCGTTTGATACCGGAAATTTACAGAATGAGAGCACTTTCGTGGATTGTTCAGAAAGCAGCCGCGGACAGGTTACGCTTGCTTCTACAGCACCGTATGCACGAAGGGTTTACTTTCATCCTGAATATCATTTTCAGACCAAGGAAAACCCAAACGCAAGAGGATTATGGTACGAGGACTGGCTGCCGGGCGGGAGCAAAGACCAGTTCTGTCAGAAAGCGTACAAAGAGATCTACAGGAGGATTGTGGGATTATGATGCTGTCAGATGTGCGAGATTATGTAGAATCCCTCGGTATTTCTGAGAACGTGTATATGGGTAAACTTCCGGATAAACCGGAAAAATCCATTGGTGTGTACAACAGCAAGCACCAGAGAGCATACCACACGGCTATCGGTGGTTCACATCTGGAGGGGTACGGTGAAAAGCCGGTAACGATCCTGGTCCACTGGAACCGTTCACCAAGGGACACCGAAAAAGCTGCTACAGAGTTGTTTGAGAAGCTGAGGGCGGCGAGAAATACAGAAATAAACAATGAAACAATAAAATTTATACAGCCACTTTATGAGATTCAGGACGTTGGCACAGACGATGCCGGCATCTATGAAATGGTCATAGAAGTGGCTGTTATTTTTGAAAAAAAGGAGTGACGAAGATGAAAACAGG